TATCCAGTTCATCCTGTGTGAAACTATCTTGTGGTAGTGGTAATCTTGTCATGTAAACCTCCGTTTTTTAAAAAAGTCAAAATGTCGGATTCGGTGATACCTAGTATCACAAGCAGACTATTCAGTCTGCTCATCCTGTTTTACTATTGCACGATAGAATAAGAATGTTGCTGATATGCTTAGTATAAATGATAAACACATCAAACTAAGTACGATAATACCTAGTGTCATTAGTATTGTTTCCATTACTTTTTCCTTTTGTATTCTGATCTTTTCTTACGATCATTGATGATTGCTTTTGTTAGGTTGTTAGATACCCATACAATGAATATCCAAATAGGTGCTGCAATAACTGATAGTATTAGTGTTGGATTAAGTCCAAGTATCATCCACATCATTACTAGTCCACCACCTAGTGATAGATATATTAGTACAAATGTACCAATGTATTCTGATCTATCTTGAAAGTGAAGTCCTTGAACTCCGTTGATTACTGACATAAATACTTTCTTGATTAGACCTAGTAAGTATCCCAGTATTGATAGTTCTTTCTGCATATCTGCCTCCTTTGTACATGATATATATTGTTAGAATTAGAATTAGAATCATACGGTGCTATCACCATTCCTTCCTGTTGGGGGGGGTATTATACCCCCTCACCTACCAATGTGTTGATGTCTGCATTTAGAATACTTTCTGCAAATTCTTCATGTTCCTCATCAGTTGGTTGTCTTAGTGTAGATGGTGTTGCTTTGTTTTTGTTCTTGTTTTCCAAAGCCTTTTCCCATGTTTCACCATAGATTAGTTCAAACTTAGATGACCAGGTGTCATATCTGTTAGTCCAATAGTCTGCTAGGTCAGACCATCCTCTGAATGTTGCAACTCTGTCATAGTCTTGTTGCTGACCAATCTCTGTTACAGTATCTACACGATCATCTTTTGCTTTAGTCAATGCTCTTTTAGCTTGATCTGCTCTGCTACTGGCATTGTTCATGCCTGTTCTAGCACCTAGACATTCATACATGATACTGTCTTTGCACCATCCTTGCATGAATGTTGTTTGTTGTATTGGATACAAACTGTCAAATAGTGTGTTCATATCCTGTTTACTAGCATCATTGATAGCTACTAGTTCTTGTGGATCTATTCTCCATTCAGTCATTATACTACCTCCAAATCTGTATTTAGATCTTTGATATCTTGTTCTTCCTGTAATGATAACCATTGTGCTTCTGCTCTATATGCTTCAGCAACTTCATGATCTCCTTCTAGTTCAGCATACTTTGCTTTATCTAGCATTTCATTTATCTTATCTTGATAGTCCATTACTTGACCTCCTTCATTCTTATACATATATCCATTTGATAATCTGTATAATCCTTATCCTGTGTATCTATTGTGATTCCCCATGAATCTCTAGATCCACCTTCTGATACTATCACTCCATCTATATCATGATCATCTAGTGATAAATCATTATACCAAAAGTCTATTTGATATTTTTCCTTTATCATATCTTTGATATCCTCTGCTATCTTTGACATGATTTCGTATGAGTTATAATCTTTGTTCATTGTGAACTCCTTTCAGATTTGAGCCAAATCGAAAGGATTTGATAGTTCTTGTCAGGTGCGACCAGATGATCGTCTTACATTAGGATAAATAAAAAGCCAGGCATCTTGTTGCATCCTTACCCCTCGTGGGTTGACAAGAACTATCAACATCCGTTTACCATAATCGAAAATCCGAGAGAGAGACTTCGATCCCCTGTAGGACAGTCATCCAGTCCGATAGGCAATAATAAGAAATCCGTACAATCTTGATTGTATACTTGATCTTAGGATTTCTACTGTCCGTGCAAACTCGTTACAATTTTTTACTTGACATGGTTACGGAGAGGTTGGTATCTATCGTTATGGCAAGAACACAGTTAGGCAAGAAAGACGGACTCACATATAAACAAAGGCAGTTAGTTGATACCCTCGTAGCTAGTAATTGCACCATAACCGAAGCAAGTCAAAAGGCTGGATATGCAAAGGGAGAAGCTGGTAGAGTAATAGCTAGTCGGACACTACGATTGCCAAAGGTACAAGCATACCTAATGCAAGAAGTATCCAACAAGTTAGGTCTAGGTTCTATCCACGCATCCTCAACATTACTACACCTTATACAAAATGGTAAGTCTGAGTATGTTAGACTAGAAGCATCAAAGGACCTATTAGATAGGATCGGAATGAAAGCTCCAGACAAGGTACAGCATAATCTGTCAGGAAATGTGTCTATCAAGATAGATCTAGACTAAAGGTAGGGGGGTTTGAAAACAGGGCGACAGCAGAGTGATAACCACCTCTACGCACACCATAGTTAAAAAAAGCACTTCAAAAAAATATTTTTTATAGTAAGGTTCGGATATGACAAAAGCAATTAAGTCCAGAGCATCTCTATATAATAAAAAAAAGAATGAATACAAACCATCTCATGGTGCTTTATATTACGATATATTGAATAACCATTATGATAGTTTTTCTGAGCAAATAGGAATACCAGGTAGTATTTTAAAAAAACAATCTAAATTTGAAGAAAATCTTTTAGATAATTCTAAGGATAAAGATACATTTAAAAGTAAATTAAGAACTAATAGAGCTGCTACTCCTATAGGAGATTATATGAGAAAATGGGTAAATAATAATTATGCTTTAGCAGTTCAGTTTTTATCTAAAAATAAAAAAACTAAATAATGGCAGATCCTAGACTAAAGAGAGCTGGAGTTAGTGGTTTTAATAAACCTAAAAGAACTCCTGGTCATAAGACTAAATCTCATATAGTGGTGGCTAAGTCAGGTGGACAAATAAAAACAATTAGATTTGGACAACAAGGAAAGAAGGTAGGTTCTGTATCAGGAACAGCTGGGAAAGCAAAGAAGGGGGAATCAAGTAGAATGAAAGCAAAAAGAAAATCATTTAAGGCAAGACACGCAAAGAATATAGCAAGAGGACCAATGTCAGCAGCATATTGGGCAAACAAGGTGAAGTGGTGAGTACAGTTAATAAAGCTGGTAATTATACCAAACCAACAATGCGTAAACGCATATTTCAAAGAATTAAGTCAGGTAGTAAAGGTGGAAAACCTGGACAATGGTCGGCAAGAAAAGCTCAGATGTTAGCTGTGGCTTATAAGAAAGCTGGAGGCGGCTATAAATAATGGCACTTGCCAAATCACAACGAAGTCTAAAAGCATGGACTAAGCAGAAATGGCGAACCAAGTCTGGAAAACCATCTGCTAAAACTGGTGAACGCTACTTACCAGAAGCTGCGATCAAGTCATTGACTGCTAGTGAATATGCAGCTACAACTAGAGCAAAGAGAAAAGGCAGTAGGAAAGGTAAACAGTTTGTTAAACAACCTAAGTCTATTGCTGCTAAAACAAAACCTTATAGGAGGGTTACATAATGCCGAATGTAGGAAAGAAAAAATATCCATATACTAAAGCTGGAATGGCTGCTGCAAAAAAAGAAGCTAAGAAGTCTGGCAAAAAAATGACCATGAAAAAAGGGTATGGTAAGTAATGGATTGGTTAAAAACACAATGGAATAAGTTAAATAGAAATGCAAAGATATTTGTATGCGCTGTTCCTGTCCTAATAATCTTAGGATTAATATTTAATTAAACATGAGATACGCAGAGGAGCTATCTTACGAGGATCGTCAAAGACTTCGTAAGATAGTGAAGAAGGAGCATTTTAAACATTATCCCAAAGATCTAAGGTTTTCAGATCATGAAGCTGATAAATTTATAGATTCTCTTTTACCAGAAACTATCTACAAGTTAATTAAACTATCTGTAGATCGTGGTATTGCTTGACAGGATTAAATTATAAAGCACCTGGAGAAATAATTAAATCCTTTATGAAGGATAATTCCTTCTTTAGAGGTGTTCGAGGTCCAGTAGGTTCAGGCAAATCTGTATCTTGTTGTATAGAAATCTTTAGACGAGCTGCCAAACAAGAACCATCTCCTGATGGAAAGAGAAAATCTAGATGGGCAGTAATCAGAAATACAAACCCTCAGTTAAAAACTACTACCATGAAAACATGGTTAGATTGGTTTCCAGAAAATACCTTCGGTAATTTTACTTACTCAGTTCCTTTTACACATCATATCCAAATCAATGATATAGAATTAGAAGTTATATTCTTAGCATTAGATAGACCAGAAGATGTAAAGAAACTACTATCATTAGAATTAACAGGTGTATGGATTAATGAAGCTAGAGAAATACCTAAGTCTATTGTAGATGCGTGTACTATGCGTGTCGGAAGATACCCAGCTATAAAAGATGGTGGACCTACATGGTATGGTGTGATAGCAGATACTAACGCACCTGATGAAGATCATTGGTGGTCTATCATGTCAGGAGAAGTACCACCACCAGATCATCTATCACAAGAAGAATCAGTTATGTTAGTTAAACCAGATAACTGGAAATTTTTTGTACAACCTCCAGGTATGTTAGAAAAAAAGGAAGATGATAAAATTAAAGGTTATGAGCTTAATGATAGAGCAGAAAATATTAAAAATGTTACACCAGATTACTATCCAAATATCATACGAGGAAAGTCTAAATCTTGGATTGATGTTTATGTTTTAAATAGATTAGGAACTATAGAAGATGGAAAGTTAGTCTATGGTTCATTTAGAGAAGATACCCATATAGCTAGTGAAGAAATAGAGTTTGCAGATACTACAGTATACATTGGACTAGACTTTGGACTAACACCATCAGCTGTATTTGGACAACGACTACCTGACGGTAGATGGATAATTAATCATGAGTTAGTTTGTTTTGATATTGGTACAGTTAAGTTTAGTGAAATGTTAAAGCATGAAATAATAAAGCATTGTGCTGATAAAGATTTAAAAATATTTGGTGATCCAGCTGGTGATTTTAGGGCGCAGACTGATGAAACTACTCCTTTTCAGATACTTAGACAGCAAGGTATCCAAGCCTTCCCAGCTCCATCAAATGATGTAGCTCTACGAATAGAATCAGTAGAATCTGCATTAAATAGGATGGTTGATGGTAAGTGTGGTTTCTTACTATCACCATCCTGTAAACAATTAAGAAAAGGGTTTCTTGGAGGATATCATTATAGAAGAATACAAACTTCTGGAGAAAGATATGAAGATCGCCCTAATAAGAATAAATACTCTCATGTCCATGATGCACTACAATATTTGATGCTAGGTGCTGGAGAAGGTAGATCTTTGACAGTAGGACCACAAAAACAAGGCGTTACAAATGTTTACAAAACTTGGAATCTGTATGAAAGAGGATCAATAAATAAGCGAGGTAAATGGGATATTTTCCGAAGGAGTGGCTAGTATTCTTTTATGATCCACCTTTAGAATCGTGGTATCATATATTCAGAAAAGGAGGAATGGCTCATTGTGGGATGTTTGCTTTTGACCATACAAAAAATGTATGGATTACAGTAGAACACATCCACAAAAGACTAGATGTCAAGATTTTATCAGGAGAAGAAATATCTTATGTTATTGATTACATTATGAATAACAAGGGTGTCATACTAAGATGCCCATTACAGAGAGAAAAATTCAAATTATTTCAGGGTGCATGGCTTAGAGAAAATAGTTGCGTAACTGTCATAATGAGGGTATTAGGTATTAATAGGTTGATTATAACACCTCATGGGTTATATAAATACTTAGTAAATAATGGATGTAAGAAATGGGAATATTTAGAACACCAAAATACAGAAAATCAGCAGCAGAAATAGCTATGGAAGAACAGATGGAGGAAGATCGTAAAAAAGCTGAAGAAGAAAAAAAACGATTAGAAGCAGAAGAAAAAAGATACAAAAAAAGATTTGGTAAAGGAATGATAGGTGTCAGATCATTATTTTCAAAAGCTGGAGGTGGAGGTTTTTTTAGTGATGGAGAAAAAAATTAATGGGTTCACAAAATTCAGCTAGTTCATCAAAAGGTGGGATGTCTAATAAATCTGCTAAATCAAGTGCAGTAGTACAAGGCATAAGAGCAGATGAATATGCTAAAAATAAATTAGGTATTACTGGTCCTAATGTAATGAATACACCAGCTGGTACACTAGTTACAAAAGGATTTACATCTTCTACTGTTCCCAATCAAATGTATGGTGCAGAATATCAAGCAGCTAGAAATGAATATTTAGCATCTCAAGGTTTAGGAACTGTTAGAGCTGATGGTGGCTTTATGACAGGAGTACAAACAGATAAAGGTTTAGTATTTACATCTCAAGCTAACGAAGCATATAAAGCATCTCAAAGAGAACCAATTCCTTTGTCAAAACAAATGTTTGAAAGTCAGCAAAGATTTACAGCTGGTGTAGCAGCAGTAGCAGCACTTGCTGGTATTCCTGTAATGCCAGGTGTTTTATATTATAAATCAAGACAACCATATCAAGATTACTTAAGTAAAAATAAACAAATGTTTTCTTACTCATCTGGTTCTAATCAAACAACTAAAGATTCTAATCAAACATCTGATCAGACAACAGAAATGGGAAATCAAGATCCTAATGAATTTAGAGCAGAAAATGAAGCTGCAAGAAAAAAATATTTAGCTAGTTTAAAAGGTGCAGAGTTAGCTAAAGGAGATAGAAAATTTATACAAACATCAAGTAAAGGATTTGGAAATACTTTCTTAGTTTAATGGAATATAATAACTATAGATCAGCAGCAAACACATCTTATGAAATGTCTGCTAAAATGTTTTTAAAAAAATACGCAGAATCAGATGCACTTAAAACTTTATGGAAATCAAAGTTTGAAGAAGCCTATGAATATACTATGCCAGGCAGAGAATCATTTTATGATGAATCTCCAGGTCAAAAAAGAACAGATAGAATATTTGATGAAACAGCTGTAGTAGGTATACAAGAATTTGCTTCTAGACTACAAGCTGGTATTACACCTACATTTGGTAGATGGATTAATTTAAAATCAGGTATTGAAATAGCACCTGATATAGCTCCTCAAATAGATGAGCAACTAGATTCAATTACACAATATGTATTTGAAGTTTTACATAACTCTAATTTTAATCAAGAAGTACATGAAGCATTTATGGATTGTGCTATTGGTACTGGATGTTTACTTGTTAATGAAGGTACATCATCAGAACCTATTGTATTTAATGCAATACCATTACCTCATGTAACTTTAAATAGTGGACCAAATAATAAAATAGATTGTGTATACAGAAAAAGACAAATTAGATTAGGAGATATCAAAGTATTATATCCTAATGCAGAACTTGATGAAGTTACTTTAAATCAACTTACAAATGATCCTGACCAAAAGATTTCTGTTATTGAAGGAACAATGCGTAATTATTCTGATCCTAATAAAGAAGTTTATGATTACATTGTTTGTATATCAGAACATGAATCAATTATTGTACAAGAACAATACAAAGGTGCTGGTTCTAATCCATTTATTACTTTTAGATGGAACAAAGCAAGTGGAGAAGTATATGGTCGTGGTCCAGTATTCAATGCTATGTCTGCAATCAAGACTACAAACTTAACTGTAGAACTTATACTAGAAAATGCACAGATGAATATATCTGGTATTTACCAGTTAGAAGATGATGGTGTAATTAATACAGATAATATTTCTTTAGTACCTGGAACAATTATTCCTGTAGCTCCAGGATCTAGAGGTTTACAACCAATACAAGGTGCTGGAAGATTTGATGTTGCACAATTAGTATTAGAAGATATGAGAAACAATATTAGAAAAGCATTATACATGGATACTCTTGGTCCAACCAGAGGTACACCTATGTCTGCTACTGAAGTTGCAGAAAGAATGGCAGATCTTTCAAGACAGATTGGATCATCATTTGGTAGATTACAGTCAGAGTTTATACAACCATTAATCAAAAGAGTTATTTATATATTAAAAAAACAAGGAAGAATTGAAATACCTAGCATTGATAACAAAGAAATAAAAATTATACCAGAATCACCACTATCAAGGGCGCAGAATGAACAAGATATTGCTGATGTAAATAGATTTAATGCTACTTTAGGACAAACTTTTGGTCCAGAAGTTCTAAACTTAATTGTTAAACAAGAAGAAGTAGCTAGATATTTAGCAGAGAAAATGAATTTACCTGAAAAGTTAATTCGTGATGCTGCTGAACAACAACAAGTGATGCAACAAATGCAACAACTACAACAAATGCAACAAATGCAAGGAGGACAAGGTGGCTTGGGAGAAGTTACACAACAAACCTGAGGGTTATTACCATTCAATAGACGGATTTAGCAGATCAAAAGCATCAGAAATAGAACTAAATGCTGATATTGCTGCATTATTTAATACAGAGCTAGGAAAAAAGGTTTTAAATTACTTAAAATCTATTACAGTAGATGCTGTGGCTGGTAGGGATATTACAAATGACCAGCTTAGACATTTAGAGGGGATGAGATATTTATATTTTATACTCAAAAAAAGAATAGACACACATAAGGAGAACTAATGTCAGAAGAAGTAACACAAACTGAAACTCAAGAATCAGTACAAGAGCCAGTACAAGCTACAGAAAAAGAACAAGAAGTATCTAGACCTGAGTATGTACCTGAAAAGTTTTGGGATACAGATAGAAACGAAATTAAAGTAGAAGAATTATCTGCATCATACAATTCTTTAGAAAAGAAGTTAGGTATGAGAACAGATGAGCTTTCTAAACAAATAAGAACAGATATAGAACAAGAAGCAAAGACATCTATACCTGAAAAATATGAGATAGTTTTACCTGAAATACCAGAAGAAGTTAATATAGAAGTTAATGAAGATCAGGAACTGTTAAAAGAATGGTCAAACATTTGTAAGGAAAATAATTTATCACAAGATGTATTTAACAGAGGTGTTAATGCTTTTGTTAATAATGAGATAGCTGGACTACCTAATCTAAAAAGTGAAATGGAAGAACTCGGCGATAATGCTAAGTCTAGATTAGAAGCAGCAGAACTATGGACAAAGAAGTATCTGTCTAATGAAGCATATGATGCTATGAGTAGACTAGCTTCAACAGCTGAAGGTGTGAAAGCTATAGAAGAAATAATGAATATTACTAAGAGCAAACCATTACCTAATGCAAATACTGTAGTAGATGCTGAGTTAGAAGAAACAGATCTAAGATCTATGATGAGTGATCCTAGATATTATGATCCATCAAGGAGAGATCCAGCTTACTACGATAAAGTTACAAAACTTTATGAAAAAAAGTACGGATAAAAAGAAAGTATTTCCTTACAAGAAATATAGATTTCACTGGGAAGATCCTACAGGACATAGTGAATGGATGTCTAAAAGTGATATGGAGTTCATAAAACCAGCTGAAATAACTACAGAAGCCTTCCTTTATTCAAAGAATCAAAGACATATCAAGACTTTTGCCTCATATATTGAGGAAGATGATGGATCATATACATATGCTGATGTCAATGTTTTTCCATCATCTTGTCTTGTAAAGATGTTAAAAATATAATATATCTCAACTAACAAGCCGAAGTAGACTGGAATATGCCCAGTTTGGATAACATACAAAAGTTTATAACGACAACTTGGATTAGAACAATACGAAAGGTAAAAAATGACAGCAACTATAGACCAAGCCTTTATTAAGCAGTTCGAAGCAGAAGTGCATATGGCTTATCAAAGAATGGGCAGTAAGCTCAAGAACATGGTCCGTAATGTCAGTAATGTAAAAGGAAGTACTGTTCAGTTTCAAAAAGTAGCAAAAGGTTCTGCTTCAACTAAAGCAAGACACGCCGAGGTTGTCGCTATGAACTCTGTTCACTCGAATGTAACTGCAACACTATCAGACTTTTATGCCGCTGATTATGTGGACAAACTAGACGAACTAAAAGTAAACATTGACGAAAGAAATATCGTAGCACAAAATGCTGCATATGCTCTAGGTCGTAAAACTGATGAGATCGTTACTGATACTTTTGATGGTAGTGCAACAGCATTAGCTAATAACTCTGCTGGTTCAACTACTGGTATGAACTTAGACAAAGCTCAGAATGTTTTTGAAATCTTTGGAAACAATGATGTTCCAGATGATGGACAAAGATACTGGGTAGTCGGTCCAAAACAATGGTCTGATCTTTTAGATATTGATCAGTTCTCAAGAGCTGAATATATCGGAGAAGCAGATCTACCTTACAAAGGTGGCATGACAGCTAAAAGATGGTTGTCTTTCATGTGGATGGGCTTTAGTGGTCTACCAACATCTGGTTCAACAGATAGACACACAATGGCTTTCCATAAATCA